CGACGCCATCAGCACTGATTCCTTCAGCCTGACCTCGTCATCTGTCGTTCGCCCCCAGGCGATCACCACCTCCTATCAACATACGCGGGGTAGTATCGACAGAACCTCCTGGCGTACTCACACCAGACCGGCTTCATCAAGCTGGTAACGGGCCCCTCCAACTCTTGGAGTTGCGTTAGCCCGTCGAGGTATTTTTCCACCGCCTTCTGCTCATCCACCGACACGCCAAACAGGTCACTCACAAGCGCACGGGAAAGGGCAGTCGGCTCCTCGAGTTCCACAGGATCCCCGGCCAGATCCTCCCTGTAACCGGGGTCTCCCCGTGGTCCCTCGAAAAGCAACCGCCCCTTGCGCCCTATGACCCTGTCGACGTATCGAACAAGAGCTACAGCGATGGGACACGATGGCACTTCACTCCTCAAGCTAGCAGCTTTAGCTCGAAGAAGAGCCTCCATCGTGACCGGTCCGCCGTCACGCATAACGGCATGCGTCCATCCAAACTTCGCCAACAATTCCCTTACATCCACCACGGCACGACACTCACGTGCGTCGAAGTATTGCTTGCAGAACCCAGCCCTGTCCACAGACGCGTGCACCTCCATCTTGATCTTGAACCCAACAGACTCAAAATCAGAGACATCTGGCACGCGCGACACCTGGAACAGGCCGTCATCTCCCTCAACGAGACCCAAGCACGTAATTCCTTGGCGATGACAGACCCAACGCATGAGCACATAGTTCGTGAAACCATTGCCGAGCGACGTGCACATATCGCCCGACATTCTTACTCCCTTCACCGAGTACCGGAAATCCCTGCTGAAGCACCTGTTCCGCCCACTCAGAGCATGGCGTATCCAACGCATCATCTCTTTCCCTTTGGGCAGACATCTCGCCATGTACGCGTAGAGTTGGAACTCAACTGCGTGCATGATCGCTGGCACGAACCACGCCTCAAAGCTTGTGTAATCCGTCCCCACACAAGCCATGTTACTCAGGTTCAAGTAGCCAGCAATGTACTTCGCTCGTTCACGAACTGGCACGTACTTGACAAACATGGGAAGTTTGAAAAGCGCCTTCTCCACCGCGTGGAAGAAAGGCCCGGTGTAAATCTTAAACCGGTCGTGTCTACTGTTTATGTTTCGCGGATATTTAAAATCAGGATATGTCTCAGTCTTGACAAAAGACTTGCATCTACAGTGCTTCTCCTTAAGGACCGGATTGTCCAACAAGCACCTCCTGAGCTCTTCCTTGCGCCATTCCGGATAGCGCGAACCCTCAATCCAAGCTGCCTCGGACTCGACGTCTTCAGGTCCGAGGGGTTTTACTCCCAAGTGGTGTACCAGCGAGCGGGTAAAATTCGCCAGTTCCCTCACCGCGCGAGAACTTATCTTCGGCCCTTCACACCCAACACGCTTAAAGCATGCTGCAAGTTTGTTGGGACCCCAATAAGCATCAGGCATTGGGAGTGCGGCGCCCCTCACGGAGCAACCCAAACTCCTCTGCATCGACAGACGCGGCCTGGCAACCACTGGCTGCTCCAGCGTGGCCACCAGGTCGCGTTTCACTCCACCGATGTTAGGGAGCACTACTTCACCGATCCGATACCCGAAACCAACTAATGCCGGGTAAGCACGGGAGCAGTAGGGCTGTCGTAGAGACGAAAACGCCACATTTGAGAATCCTGGTACGCCTGCATGTACTCTACAGTGGCGTAGACCAAATTGGTCCAATCATGCTCGGGGTCGTCGTAAGCACCGCCCGCAGCATAAGCATAGAGATTGAGCCCGCTCATCCTCCCAGACCGCGCGATGAGGTCGCGGGCATCCATGTGGCCGGTCTGCAGCGACGCTGAAAACACGTCGTGGAACAGAACAGCCGAGACAGGAGCCTCGATCGTCGAATCGCGCGTCAGGCACGGGCAGCACTCAAAATCATTGCCTTTGGCCGGTCGCCTGAAACATCCACACCAGAGTTCAGGCCCAGGGAATTTAACCAGGTACGTAACCTCTTTCGTCCGGAGAAGCGGAGTCGCGAGGTGATCAACGCGCCTGGAGTCAGCAGCCAGATCCGGCGGGTGACCAATCTTGGCCACCACAACGGGTGCTCCCCCCCCAACGGGGCAACACGCCCTCCTCTTAATGCGCAGACAACACGAGGCACCTGGTTGTGGAATTACTGGTAATCTCAGCTGAGGTTCATCCACGGGGTCGGGAGCCCCCGCGATTCTTAACACCGCCTTCGCTGATGATTCCACCACCAAGTCCTTGTTCTCGGCCACGGGCTGGGGCCCTGTAGCCATTTGTTGCGCCGGAGGAGCCGAAACTGGCTCTGAGAAAACGCGACCCACCACACTAGGTGCGGCCGCACGAATGCGAGCGGCTTCAAACCCGCGGTACCATTCCTCAACCTCCGCTTCACTCCTGAGCGGGTGAGGTATCGCCACGATTGGTGGCGAGGGTGACCGCGGGACCGCCGCTGGCAGCGGAGGGGCTGAAGGTCTAGGCGCGAACAAGAACTCGCGCCACGCGGGACCATTCAGTCGAAACTCCGGCCGCTCGCAGAGGAGGGGCACCCGACGGGGAGGCGGAGGCAGCGAAGGAAGGGGGGGGGCAGACGGTGCCCGAACCAAAGCAGGGGAAACGGAGGCCAGAACCAGAGCAACAGGCGGAGGTGGCGGCGCTGGTAGCACCACAACATCCTCAACCTGAGCCTTAGCTTCAGCCTTCGGCGTGCACTCTGCACGCGCCCTCGCCTCTCGTTCGGCCACCATGTCAGCGACGATGGCAGCTGCCTCGCGTCGCTGTGGTCCAGGGGCGGGTTGAACCCGCCCTTGCCGCCCACGTCCTCTCCCACCGCGCCCGCCTCTACCCCATCGGCGCCCCATCCCGGGGTTTTGTTCAACCCCGTCCATCAGCAGTTTAGTGCGGATTTGCCCTGACCGACGCCAGAGCTGTTGTCCCCGTAAACGCAGGACTTCCGCACAGACCTCAGCAACATTCCCAGTCGACACGACTGCGTCGAAGGAACACCGTGCTTCGGCAAAGCCACGGTAGTAGTCCCCCTGCGCCGCCTTGGCTGGGAATTTGCGGTCCCTAGCTGCTCTTCGCATCCTGTACCACTCCTCGGGTGGCAAAAGCAGGATGCAGGTGCACTCACCGCCGCACATCGCCCTCGCTGCGGCGGGTTGCAGATTCGCTGCACCAATCACGGGCGAATAGAAAAGGTGTCTACCCGCCCAGAGTTCCAAGTCCAATCCATGCAACTCGGAACAAATTGTTGATTTGCCAACACCCGGGGGCCCGAAGATCCAGGCCGGTTGGCGAAGGCAGAGTTTCTGCAAAAACTCAGCCGTGCTCTCGCCCATCCACCGGATGTTGCAATCTCTGCCAGCTGCGCGAGCTTCACGTAACTGAAGCGCCAGCTCTTCGTCGATATCCGCACGCCCAACCCTCGATCCATCCGCCTGTAGAGCGGAGGCCTCCGTTGAACGCTTGCCTTCTGATTTCGACTCTCGGGACTCGCCAGACACGATCCCGGCACGAGAGGTGGTTGACACACTCCCCGCTCCACCAACAGTCACGGCCTTCTGGTCGGCACCCACCGCCTGTGGTCCGCCCAGTGGTATGGTGCTGTTGGTAGGGCTACCTCCGTGGTTTTCGTAAGTTGTGGCCATGGCCAAACGTATAGTCCCGTTTGGGGGAACACCGCCCTCGAAGAGGGCGGGATCGAGTCGGTCCCACAGGTTAGTGGGGCGGGGACGGTACACTGTGCACCTCCGCCAAACGCTCGGCGAACCAGGGCGTTGACTCCCTTTCTCCCACGTCATCGTGGGGCGTCGGGCTTTCGCCCTCCGGATAAGC